TTATTAAAAAAATTGTCCGTCATAAGAAAAAATGAAATTAACAATCACACGCCTTAGAAGTGGCACAAATTACAAAACTCCACTCCATGATATCATGGATTCTTTTTATGAGTTATATAAAGAGTATATCTCTAAGAATTCGAAACATACTTATGGTGTGTGTAACTTTGGGTGGAATGCAGCCAACCGTAAGAAGTTAGATGACATACTTGATGCAGATGTTGTAATCATTCCAAGTGAGAATGAATTTTTTCAACACATCAAAGGGTATGTTGACCCAAGGCATAAAGAAAGGTCAGATGAATTCATTCATCAAATTGGTGAACACCTGGCAAATAAACATGTCATTCTAATGCGTAGTGACCGTGCTGATAATGAGGAACTTTATCGCACAAGAACTTTCAAAGACCAGACAATTGGCAAGTTTTCAATTTTTGATGAGATGGATATACCTGGTGGTCTCCACGGCATGAAGTATCATTTCATCAAAGAAAATATGCCTATGCGATTATTTGATGATGATAGGCAATATGATTTCATTTATTGGGGTTGTGATAAACGCAAACTCATTGATAACATTGAATCTGGCGATGAAAGACACCTAGTATTCAAACGAATTAAGAAAGATGCCAAGATAAAATCTTATTTTATTGGCAAATATAACTCAATTGTGCCTGACAAGAAGATAGATTCGATGTATAATCTATTAAATGATTTAACTGGTGCAAGGTCAACTCTCTGCTTTAATTGGTTGGATCCTGCCGCAACAACAAGTAGATACCACGAAGCCATTGCCTGCGGCATTCTTCCATTTGTTTGGAAGAATTATGATTGTAATAACACTTTGGTTGCTGACCAATGGCAGAGAGTTGATTCAGTTGAAGAACTGTATGAGAAAATGCAAGATGTAGATAAGATGTTTCCTGCAATTGAAGATTATTATGTGCGTAATACAATGAAACCTAAATCATGGTACTACGAAAAATTTGAAAATAGAATGAATGAGATATTGAATGGCGTATAGTTTTGATCCAAAAGATGATGTAGAAGCCCAATGGCAGAAGTGGTCTGATTCTGGTATTGAATTTACTGATGTTGACTTTGAACATTTAAAAGAACGGACAATCAATGAATTGACCTATGTGTCTGCCATGGATGTTCGTGAATACACACTCTTTCAAAAATGGTGTGAAGTGCAAGAAAAATATCCTACTGTTACAGTCAATGATTTGTGGGAAGGTGAAAAGAAAGTTCTTGCAGATGAGAAACAACGCCGTGCAATTGCAGAAGTTAAATCAAACTTTTGGATTCAAAAAGACCCTGATGATTACCTCAAATTACAACCTGAATTAGTATATACAAACAAAGAAGAAGATTTGCCTGAATTGTGGAATACGATAAGAACATTTTCATCCACAATGAAAAACAATTCAAACATTGGCAGAAATCTCAATTTTGTTGTAAGAGATAAACCAACTAAGAAGTATCTTGGTGTTATTTGTATTAGTTCTGACTTCCTTGATTTGACACCAAGAGATAACTTTATCGGTTGGTCGAGAGAAATCAAAACACAAGGTGCAATGATTAATCATACTGCAATCGGTTCTACAATTGTGCCATTACAACCACTTGGTTTTAATTATGTTGGTGGTAAGTTGCTTGCACTATTATGTTTATCCGATCCTGTGCAAGAGTTGTGGGAAAAATTATATGGTGATAAACTTGTCTCTGTAACGACCACATCACTTTATGGTAAAACTAAGGCAGGTGGTCTGTCACAATATGATAACCTTGATTATTGGCAACCTATGGGATTCACCTCTGGTTCTGTATCATTTGAACCATTGAGAGATACTCGTTATCTAATTAGAGAATGGTTAAAGAAGAATCACACAAGAAAATATTTCGAATGGTATGTCGCCAAGAAACCATCAGGTCAACCTCATAAGAGAGACCACAAGAATCGGTCATTGAACTTTGCATATTCTCAGTTGAATATTCCAAAAGAATTGATTCGTAGTGAACATGCTCGTGGCATTTATTACACACCACTCTATGATAAGAGTTGTGAATTCTTACGAAAAGAATGTGAAGTAAAAGATTTAACAAAGTCATTTGATACAAGTGTAGAACATTTGGTTGATATATGGAAACAGAAACATGCCAAACCTCGTATCAAACAACTTGTCAAAAAGAATAATGTATCTACCGAATCATTGTTCTATGATGACCTTATCTACCTAACTTGGGAAGAAACTAAGGCAAAGTATCTACCACAAGTCGGCAGATAAACAAAAAACACTTGACAATTGACTACATATAAGATAGAATGTCCTTAATGCGGTGAGTCCGAGACAACCTACCCCCGTAGGCAGACAGGTTTAACTCCTGTTAACCGCTCCAAATACTTGTTCCTATTGACTTCCAGACTGTTGTTTTTATGCAACATAGCTGGTTGACAATTCGGAATACCCGTGATATAATATAGTGTATAGTGACAAAAGGACATTACATGCTATTTACTGCTGAACAAAAATCTCAACTTGCCAAACTAATGGCAACTGAGAACCTCACGGTTGAACACCAAAAGATTCAAACCGCACGATTCGACCCACAGAATCGTATCCTATATCTCCCAATCTGGCAAAACATGACTGGTTCTCTTTATGACCTGCTTTGCGGTCATGAGGTTGGTCATGCACTTTATACACCAGCTTCAGGTTGGCATGATGCCGTTGTTGATGAATCAAAAGGTAAAGGATATAAATCTTTTCTCAATGTGGTCGAAGATGCTCGTATTGAGAAAAAAGTAAAACGCAAATACCCTGGTCTCACAAAACAATTCAAAGATGCTTATGCTGAATTGATAAAGAGAGACTTTTTTGGTTTGCGTAACCGTGATATTAATACAATGGCATTTATTGAGAGATTGAATATTTTTACCAAATCTCAATATACCATGCCTATTGAATTCTCTGCTCAAGAGGAACTTTTAGTTAAAAAAGTCCAAGCATGTGAAACTTGGGAAGATGTTGTTCGTGTTACCAATGAAGTTTATGCTTATTCTAAAGATGAACAATATGAAATGATGTTGCAAGATTTTCAATCATTCAATTATTCTGATGAATATGGTGATAATGATTATGATTACGATTATGATACCGATGGTGATGATTATGACGGTGATGAATTCAATGAAGATTCTTCCGTAAAATCAAAGTCTGGTGATTCTGGTGAAGAATCAGAAGAATCGAATGATGGTAATGATGGCGATGGCAATGGTGAGAAAACCGATAAACAATCCAAATCTAATTCTAATTCGGAATCTGATTCTGATGACGGTGAATCAACCGAAGATTCTAAATCTGAAGGTAGTGATTCGTATAATCGTTACAAAGATTCTGAACCTGCAACCCGTGATATGTTTAATCCAATATGCGAGACTGACCAAAACTATCGTGCCAATGAAGTTTTGCTTTTGGATGAAAAGTGCAAAGAGTATTTGTATCTAACATTCCCAAAACCAATTCTTTCAAACATTGTTACACCTGCCAAACGGGTGCAAGAATTGTTGACCAAACACTATCAGCATGAAATTGCCAGAGGTTATCTCACAAATGAGAAAGTTAAAAATTGGGTAAACGATTTCAAAAACAAAAATGACCGCTACATTGGTCTACTTGCCAAAGAATTTGAAATGCGTAAAGCTGCCAAAGCTTTCAGTAAGTCCAGATTGTCTGATACTGGCGATATTGATATTAATAAATTGGCATCATATAAATTTGATGATAACATCTTCCGTAAAGTGATGTTGACACCAAAAGGTAAGAATCATGGTTTGGTTCTATTGCTCGACAAGTCTGGTTCTATGTCAAACAATATGGCAGGTTCAATTGAACAGATTTTGGTTCTTGCCATGTTCTGTCGCAAAGTGAATATTCCTTTTGTTGTATATGGTTTCGGTGATTCAATTGAGTCCCGTTGGCAAGACCTTGGTCTAACAACCTATGAACAACAACATGAATATAATAAAGTCAGAAAAAATTGTTTTGAACAACCTATCAAGTCATTAGGTTTAGATACGGTATTCTTGCGTGAATATATCAACAACAAAATGACCAATGCTGAGTTCAATGCATCTTTGCGTAATATGGTTCTATTGAAAAAATCATTCGAAGGTGGTCGTTATGGTGGCGATTGTGGTCGTCCTGAAAGTGAACACCTTTCAAATACACCATTAACTCAAGCAATTGTTGCAACTGCCGAAGTGATGAAAACATTCAAGGCAACAAACAATCTTGATATGACCAGTTTGGTAATTGTTCACGATGGCGATTCTGATTGGACAAATTACTATAATGACGAAAAAGATTATACCGATGGCGATGGCAAACCAGTTAAGAAGATGGGTTATAGTAGTGTTGATACTGTAAACAAGAATGTGATTTTCCGTGATACCAAAAATAACTTTGAAATGAAGATTAGTACCAAGAATCGTGATGTGTATATGCAAGTTGCACTTGAATGGTTTAAGAAAACAACTGGTTCTAAAGTATTTGGTTTCTTCCTGATTCCTGATGGTCGACCATCTTGGGTTCGTGGTACAATTAACCATCGTTATGTTCTTGCTGATGGCAAAACCTATGCTGACTTATACGAAGAAACCCGTAGAGACCCAAATCGTTGGCAAGAACAATATGCTATTGAGCAAAAAGTGAAAGATGTTACAAAACAATTCAAAGCAGAAAAGTTCCTTGTATCCAATACTCAAGGTTTCAATTCATTCTTCTTGGTTGCCGGTGGTAATGACCTGAAAACCGAAGAAGAAGAAATTGAAATCGAAGGTAAAGTAACCGCAAATAAGTTGAAAACTGCGTTTATGAAAATGAATAAAAAGAAGCAAATTAACCGAGTGCTCGTATCGAAGTTCATTCAAGGCATTGCTGCCTGAGTGTTGTTTAAATGCGACACGGCTGGTTGACATTTGAGATTAGCCGTGTTAAAATTGATGTATAAATTGTGAATAGGAGTTTTTATATTATGACTAAGCGTGCCGAAATTCGTGAAAAGTTTATTAATGCAATTGTTGCTCTTGGTAAACCTACTGTAACGACCGATGAAATTAAAGAAATTTGCAGTAAAGTAGATATTGCTCATCCTTACTGGTTCACTAATGATGATGTGAATCGTGTAAAGCGTGGCGTTTACAAAGTACCTGGTTCTGCCTCTGTTGCACAACCTTCTCAAACAATTGCACTACAAGCACAGGTTGTTCCAATGACAAGACCAGTTGAAAAATCTGAACACAAAATTCAAAATGTCCAAACTGATTTGGACAACACTAACCTAGTTCCTAGTGTTTACAAAAATTATGTACCATTTGGTAACTTTGATGATGTTCTTTCAATCGTTCAATCGATGAGATTCTTTCCTGTTTTTGTTTCTGGTCATTCTGGTAATGGTAAAACAATGTCTATTGAACAGGCATGTGCCAAAGCAAAACGCAAATTCGTTTGCATTTCAATGACACCTGAAACCGATGAAAGTGACCTACTTGGTAACTATGTTCTGATTGATGGTAATATGGAATGGCGTGATGGTCCTGTGACCACTGCTGCTCGTCAAGGTGCCGTATTGTGTATCGATGAGATTGATTATGGTGCTCAGAACCTATCCTCTTTGCAACGGGTTCTTGAAGGTAAACCTTTCATGTTGAAAAAGAAAGGTGAATTAATTACACCTGCACCTGGTTTTACGGTGTTTGCTACTGCTAATACTAAAGGTAAAGGCTCTGATGATGGTCGTTACATGTTTACCAATGTGCTTAACGAAGCCTTCTTAGAAAGATTCCGCACTACAATGGAACAGGAATTTCCTCCTGTTAA